CGTCTATACCGTGGGCAACAAACACGTGGACATCGTCATGCAGGGCAAGAAGAAGTCTACTTCTTTGTTGCAGGCTACGGTAAAATGATTGTGGGTGACGAAGAGTCAGAACCTTTTTCAGTTACTGCTGGCGATGTTGTGCTGATCCCAGACGGTGCATTTCATCGTGTGATCAACAATGGTGACATGGACATGTTGTTCAACTGTGTGTTTGATGGCAAGAGGAACCACTGATGGGCAGACTGAAACCGGGTGCAACCTACATATACGAAAAGGCCAATGGTGTAACCTATGCTCGTGAGCAGGGCGCACATCCGGGAGATCGTTTTGAGATTGGTCGTGACTATCCGGAATCAACATTCATGGGACATCCAGTAAATGAAGTGGCTGAATTAGTTGGCATGGCAGACGCTGCCAAGTCCAATCCTGCTTTACAAGACGCACTGGAACGTGCTAAAATAATCTATGAACTATCGCGAAATCATGAACCAGACACAGGACCCATGTGGCATCCAGTATGACTGACAAGCTGAGCATCAACAATGAAATGGCACAGTTCGATCGAAAGAACAGGCAGTTCTACGACGACCTTACCGCAGAAGAAAAGAAAAAGTTCAGCAACTATTTGATGTTGCGTTGGGGCAGTGCAGTACAAGCACAGAGCAATATCCAACAGTACTATGTGATGAGTCTAAATGAAAATCTAAACAAGCATTTCTTTGACATTGCCAAACATCCCAAACTGCAATGGCTGTGTGCCACAACAGTGAGTCCGGGCATTGGTACATTTAGGCATCAATGGATTGCTCCTAAAAAACGTGAAGGTGCAGATAGCAAAGCAACCAAGTTCTTAAAAGAAATGTATCCGCATCTCAAGGACGATGAGATTGAACTACTACGAACAATCAACACTAAAGACGATCTTAAGCAGCTGGCAAGAGACCATGGATGGGATGACAAACGAATCAAGTCCGACCTATAAATGTAAATACTGCGAGAAAGAATTCCGCAAGGAATCAACTCTTGCGGCGCATCTGTGTGAACAAAAGCGCCGCTGGCAGCAGAAAGATGAAACAGGAGTGCAGTGGGGACTACAGGCATATCTTCGTTTCTATGAAATAACACAAGGCAGCGCACAGCTGAAATCATATGAAGACTTTGTTACTAGCCCTTATTATTCCGCTTTCGTTCGCTACGGACGATATCAGGTTACTATTCGCTCTGTCAATCATCGCAGTTTTACTGACTGGTTGCTTAGAAACAACAAGAAACTAGACCACTGGTGCAAGGACAGTCTCTACGAAGAATGGTTACATGAGTACCTGCGCAAAGAGAATGTGCAAGACGCTCTTGAACGCGGCCTAAAGGAGATGCAAGACTATGCAGATAATAACCCCGATCTTAAGAACGGTTTCCGTGATTACTTTCGTTATGGTAACGCTAATCGTATTTGCCATCATGTTAGTACCGGCCGCGTTAGTGCTTGGATTATCTTTAATTGTGACAGCGGTATTGCTTTTCTCGAGTCTCTTGACGAAGCTCTTTTGGCCATTGTTCTTCCTTATATTGACCCTGATCATTGGCATCGTCGGCTACAAGACTACATGGCGGACGCAGAATGGTGCAAGCATGTACTTGGAGAAGCCGGGCTATGAAATTTCGCAGTGACATTGACATTGACTTTGCCAACAGAGAAGACATTCTGAAACTGATTAAACATACGCCTGCGAGCATTCTGCGCGACGATAAACTAGTGGCCCACAACACGGGTATCTATGTAACAGACATACCCGACGATCCTTTTACAGGTCTGGCAAGCCTGGACTATGAACGAGCAGAAGCCCGCGGCTATCTTAAACTGGATTTCTTAAATGTAAATGTGTACAAGAATGTGCGTGATGAAGCACACTTGACACAGTTGATGACAATGACGCCAGACTGGACAAGATTCAATACAGATCAAGCGTTCTTTGAACAGTTAATTCATGTAAACAATCACTGGGCGGTGCTAAAACGCATGCCTGAACCTGTGGACAGTATACCGCGATTGGCCATGTTTTTGGCTGTGATCCGTCCGGCTAAACGACATTTAATTGGGATGAGTTGGGCAGAAGTTGCTAAAACTATTTGGGACAAAACAGAAGAAGGATATCAATTTAAGAAGAGCCACGCTGTGGCCTATGCGCATCTGGTAGCAGTTAACATGAACCTGCTAGGGCATTCTGCGCACTAGTGTAATTGATCTGCGTTTGCTTTTTTTGCCAACGATGTCTTTAAGACTCACAGCAGGTCCAAATTTGATTTCAACATCTCTGCTGTTCATGGTTTTAAGGCTGTAGCGGAATGGTTGCCAGTCCGTTCTAAGAAATACATTGATTGGTATGTGTCTATTGCTTTCCCACCACCAGGCTTCTCCAAGTTCCAGGAACATGGCTTTGTCTTCTGCGGTGCGTAGGCTACCATAGTCGTACAGTGTGGTAATGATATCATCTACATTCTGTATGATACCAATGTATTCATTGCCCCCATAAACCAGGTAGGTTATGAAAGGGTATTGTTTAAGTAATGATTGATATTGTGCAAACGGATCTTGTGTGCTCATTTGGATATTAGTTCTCAAGATATTTACCAAATCGAATCACTTGTTTTTTTCTTTTGAAAATGTTAAACTAGCGCAATGACTATTCAGCAGGAGATAATGCAGCTATTACCAGCGCGGCGCAAGAGCGCACCTTCGGGCTGGATCAGTTTCAATGCGCCTTGCTGTCACCATAATGGAGAAACAGCAGACACCCGTGGTCGCGGAGGACTCATTCCCAGCGCAGATGGTGCTGTAAGCTATCACTGTTTCAACTGTGGATTCAAAACGTCGTGGCGTCCAGGCTGGCACATCAGCTACAAGTTCCGAAAACTGCTACGCTGGTTAGGCGCAGACGACAATACCATACAGCGTTTTGTTATTGAAGCACTGCAAGTCAAGGATACTGTGGCACCTGACACGATCCCTGCCACAGACATCACTGCCATTGATTTTCAACCGCGTCCGTTGCCCCCAGAAAGTGCCAGCCTGAGACAGTGGGCCACCATGACAAGGCTCACAGGGGATTGGGACAATCAAGGCATGTACAATGCACAGATCCCAGAGCAGTTGATGCGTGTGTGCAATTATCTATTGGACCGCGGGGCAGCACACTTCAGCAAGCACTATGATTTTTACACCAGCGACGACACTGCCTACAACATGCATCGTCGAGTGATTATTCCATTTATCTGGAACGATAAAATCATTGGCTACACAGCTCGTGCCATGGAAGATGGTATACAACCTAAATTTCATACCAGTCATGAACCTAACTTTGTGTTTAATGTAAACAATCAACTGCCTAACAGTAAATTTGTTATTGTGTGTGAAGGCCCGTTTGATGCAATCAGTGTGGATGGCGTTGCAGTACTCAGCAACAACATCAGCGAAACACAAGCAGATATCATTGACAGCCTGGCTCGACAGGTTATTGTGGTACCTGACTTTGATGTAAAGCCTAACAAACAAGGACGTTTGGTCTGGAGTGGCAAACAGTTAGTAGATAACGCACTAGAATACGGCTGGGCGGTGAGCTTTCCTGTGTGGCGTGAAACCTGCAAAGACATCAACGAAGCCTTGGTCAAGTACGGCAAATTGTTCACACTAAAAGCCATTCTTGACAGCGTGGAAACGAGTCGCTTGAAGATCCATAACTGACTATGAGCAAAAATTTTACACCTGACCTACAACGACTGTTTTTAGAAATCATGCTGAGCGACGCACAGGACTATGTGCGTGTGCAGAACATCTATAACCCAGATAACTTTGATCGCAGTCTACGCAGTGTTGCAGAGTTTATTAAAAAACACGGCGATGATTATAAGACGCTGCCTACACTGGATCAGATCAAAGCCACTTGTGGTGTGGAACTCAAAGCAGTTACAGATCTCACTGAAGGACACCACGAATGGTTCTTGCAAGAGTTTGAGAGCTTTACCAAGCAGAAAGAACTGGAACGGGCTATTCTCAAAGCCGCGGACATGCTGGAAAAAGGCGAATACGATCCTGTGGAAAAGTTGATCAAGGACGCTGTGCAGATATCAC